TCAGAACTAGTGCCGGCTTCATTGCCAATTAGTATTTCTCTTACTTATTTTTCAGGAATCACAGGTTATATGGGAATGGTAAGCGATGTAACAATAACAAGCGGGGGCAATGGGTATCTTTCTACTCCAACGGTTATTTTCAGTGGAGGAGGAGCTTCTGTGGCTGCTTCTGGGCAGGCTTTGTTGGGAGTAGATAGCATTACATACGACTCTGTAGTCGATGTGGATATGTCTTATTTTGGATCTGGATACACTTCTGCCCCTACAATCATTTTCTCTGGAGGTACTGGCATTTTAAATAATTTTAATCCTAGCTTGGCTTCCGGGATAGCAACGACATCATTCTATACAAAAAGTGTTACTGGATTTTTCAATTTATCTACAGGTATCGGAACAAATTTAATAAATTATCGAGATAATGCTTTTACATCTGGATCTGCTGGATATGTTAAAACCGGAGTTTCAATTTATGATTCTTCTTCTATATCAGTGCTAGTAACTTACGATACCAAATTCGATGAAGAACCACTAGTGGCTAAATTAACCTTAAGCGGAATAAACAACAACATCATAGAAAGATATATAACAGGAGTTAAATAATGGCAATTAGACAAAAAAATTTATCACCATCAGACGCTTACCTTTTTGTGGCGACATGGAATGGATCGAACTCCAGTATCGCAACTGGATTAAAGGTGAATGCGGAACTCAAACAAATGGTAGTTTCTCATATAGGAGCGCAAGCCCTCAGCTTGTTCGATGGTGACTTTTTGAATTATAATGCTGGATACATTCTATGCCAGAATATTCCTGATAATTTAAATATAGCTTTTACATCTCAAATTATTAATGTAAAAGAGAATTTTAAAAAGACTTTGCGTTTTACATTAGTTAGGATGCCTTCTACATTTAAATCTCAAAAAGGAAATCTATCTAGTGATTATGAATATGGAGAGAGACTAAGGGTTTCTGTTTCAGTCGAGTCTGTTAATGGTAATGATGCGGCGAACGGAAGGCAAGTGCCAACAATTAATGGAAAAGCAGTTGCGTTAAGGCAAGGACCGATAAGAGGCAAACCAAGTGCTGGAGTAAATTTTTTAGTTTACAGAGACTCTAATATGGCCGGAAGAACTTTGAAATCTCAATCTGGAGGAGGCGGCGGAGTAGGGGTATGGAGTTGACTTATGCCAAACCTTCCTTTAGCTAAAAAAGTAAAAATAAATCAGCGAACTGATTACGAGCATCATAATCTTTTGGCGGAAGCTTTCAATGAAAAAATTCTTTCTGGTCTAGGAGATTGTTCTTGGAGAATATTCTACTACGCGTTCTCCATGTTTAGAGGCGTGAGGAATCCTCAAGAGAGCAATTTTCCAGCTCAAGACGAATGGTTTAAATTTTATGCTAATTTAGAGCCGAAGATGACTTACGGTAAATTTGGATGGCCAGAGGCTCAAGCTGGAGAGGCTGAAGGCGCGAATGTGGCGAATCCGTTCATGGCTTGGATATTCGGTAGAGCGACTAGGATAACACAGGCGAACGGCACTAAAGACGATACCAAAGATGGCGTCCATGGCTATTGGTCAGAGCCAATACGGTTATCTGGCTTGGAGCTGGCTCCTCCAACTAACATGCCGGCTAAAATTAATGGAGACCCTAATCTTAATATGGTTTGGAGTGATTCAGAAATACAAAGAGGATGCTTAGCTTTTGAATCTAGCTATAGATATTTAGATAGAGGAGGGGCGCAGGGCACTAAAACTTTAGAACTAGCTTCTCTAGGTATTTGCTCAGCGGCAAGAAGACATTTAAGATATGTTACAGAAGCAATATCTGCTGGAAGATATGCTCCAAGCTACGTGCCAGATCCAGAAGGAAAAGGAGGCGTATTCAGAAAAAAGAACGCTTCAAAAGATCAAATCGAGCAGGCAATTTTTTATTATTTAAGTTTTTTTAGAGGAACAGAAGACCAAAGAGCAAAGCATTCCATAAAAGGAAAAAACGTAGCTACTTATGGATTTGATTTTGAAAAATTCTTTTCTAAACAATTTCTTCTTGCCCCTAACTACTCTAGACCGAAATATGAATTAGATTCTAATGGCAAAGTAAAAATAGATAACTTAGGAAATAAAAAAATAAAATACGATTCTTTTGGTTATCCAGAGCTTTTCCCAGAAGGCCCGGGCAGTTTTATTTGGACCGCAAAATATGATAATGCTTATTTAGATACTCGGTCAGGGCTATATTCTGTACAAACGAATGAAAGCGATGCGTTCTTATTCAAAGGACAAGACAATGGCAAAGAGTTAAGATCGTTTAATACTAACCCGACTGGGTCGAATAACCGGTTTTGCTTGTCAGCTATATTTATTCAAACATCAGATATAGCATCTAATTACACTGATTCAGATGGGATTTTGCTTTCTGGATTATTTATAGATGTTTATGTCAATGGACAAATATACGAATCAATTCCCATCAATGGAAATGATAAATATTTAATAAGTAATAGAACTGGAAATGTCAACAATGTTTCGGTCAATTTGGGCCAACAATATAGAATTTATCAATTTAATAAAATACATTACTTTGTTTATCCAGTGAAAGGAAATGTTTCTTTCAGAGTGAGGGGGTCTGAAGGAATTCAAAACCCTGCTTACAATAATTTTGGAAGGCTTCAGCTTGGGAAAAGGATAACTACAACTCAAAATTCTTTTTCTATATTTATTCAATTCGCTCATGTTTTGGAAATGAAACCAAGCGCGGCTGATGCTTATGTAATGATGAGAGTGGCGACAACAGAGGGGGCTGGATCAGACGCTGGGCAAATGGACCCAGTTGGTCATTTCAACGTAGACACATCTAAAACAGTCTTCACAAATTATAGTAGATATGGAGTTGTATATAATTTTAGAAAAAAAACTCTATACCAAAATGATGCTTATGTAAGTGCGAATCCGGTTTACGAATCTGCTAGAAAATCTATTTCAAGTAACGTAAGAATGGCAGACAGAACAGCTCTTCTTGATTATGAAATAGACGCTAATGGAGATTCTGTGCTTTATTTTAATAGATATGCAATGGGCATGAAAAATACTGGAGTAGATATATTCAGGCATATGGGGCCGTCAATAACTGAAGTGGGGAATAGATCAATAAGAGGCTCTAAAGCAGAAACTTTTGTTCCTATTATAAAAAATAAATGGTATATAGTTATAGAACTAGACTCTAAGGCTAGAGGATCTTCTACCTTGTCTTATGTTTTTAATAATAAAATAAAAATACTAAAACACGCATCGACGTTCCAAGGCGGAGATTATTATTTTGTGTCTGCTTATAGTTCAGGAACGATTGGGGTTTATGATTTAGACGGGATAACTGCATCAAATTTAATTCAAGGAGTAGACAAGGGAGAAATATTAATAGATGGAATAAAACAAAAGCCTTCTGGAAACATAAGCAACGAATGGACAATGTTCATGACTTATAATTTATATCATTGGTCAAATAGCTCTTACTGGAAGCCTTCGATGTACGGAGACATTATGGGGGCTTTAAATGCTCGATGCTTAACCGCAAGCGGATCTCTTGAGCCAATGAGTGGAACGTCTAAAAATGTTAAGCGAGCTTTGGCAAATGTTTCTACCAACCCAAACGATTTGCCGCTTATAGTTGAAGCGCCGTCCGCTTACAATTATATAGAAGGAGCAAATACTAAACCTCAATATGGAGATTGGAGAGGCAATTTAGACTATCCAAGTAATTTCGCAGCTAGTTGCCCAATTTATAAACCACCTTATAAGATTAAATCAATAGTTAGATTAAATCCTTATGATCCTGCCTCAGATGTTATTAAAGTAATAATAGATAACCGTTTGCAAAATACAGGAAAAAATGTAGATCCATCAATCGAGCTGGGAAGCGCTTCTGATGTTCCGCAGGGAAGGTTAAGTAATAAATTACAAGATTTTATAAAATACTCAAAATCTAACGTAGAGCTTTATAGAACCGATGAGAATGCTTTAATAAATTATCTATGCCATACAATGGCTGGAATACAATGCCCTAGAGGAATTGCTGGAGATGTTTCTATGGATAATGGAGGTTTTTGGCAAAATCAAAAGCCATTCGGGTGCTGTTATCCTAGATTTTATTTTGTAAAACTTATACCTAAAGTATCCAAAAATACTGTAATGTATTCTGATCACTATATTCAAATGGAATATTATTTACGAGCTATGTGCAATGGTTTTATAAATAGAGGATCAGAAATGCACCCAGGACAAGTGCAAGCTATAATACAAGCGGGACTTGACGGTATTAGTTCTGCTGGGGGCTATGATTCGGCCATAGGAGACTATTTGTTTGAAGACCTGATGAGAAATTCTTATGATAATGGAAGCGATCAGTCTGTCCCCATAAGTCCTAATATGGTAGGAAGACAATAATATGAGTACAGAAATTGAAAACAAAAATTTTATTACTACAGTTTTAGCCAATATCGGGCCTTCTGTAGTAACTCCAGATTTTTCTAAATATACTTATGGGCTATGGGTTTCTATTTTTCAAAATCCTAATCATAGTGAAAATGGTTATTCTATACCAACGCCATTATTAGAAGACATTGTTTCTTATAAGGCTCCGGTAACAGGTAAGAAATTTTCAACATTTAATTTTGATGGAAAGGCTGCCAAAGCTAGATTTTTCTTAACAGAAGGTTTATTGGGTTTAGATGGTTATGATTATCTAAAAGAGTTTGAGATAACTGACAGATTTGTCTCTGGCTATAGCCCGAATATAATCATGCCAGATATGGATTATTCTGGAAATCTGTATCGGAGATATGAAATCACTGGGCTAACTAAATCAAATGCCACTAATAATAATATATTAACTGTATCTGGAGAAGATTGGGTTAAAACTAATATATCTGTAAATTATGCAAATACTGATGAAATTTACACATATTCTGATGTGGGATCTACTGGCTACAAGAACGAAGTAACTCTAAGATATAAATTTTTATATGATGACAGCGCTAATTCAATAGTAGAAGATTCTTCTATTTTCGAAATCCCATTCCAGCTGGAAAATCAAACGTCTCTAAAATATAGAGTATCTAGAGCAAGCGAGCCTTTGGGGATTTATGATTTTGCGGAATTAACAGCAGATGGAAAAGCTATAATAGATTACTCTAAGTATAGGGACGAGGTTTCAGGAGTCGTAGATGGGCAAATAGTTTATTCTTTTGAAAATATAGCGGAATTGTCATTCACTAAAAGTGGATTTAAAGACATTTACGAAAATGATAAAATAGACCAAAGAGCTATTGATGATCTTACTTTAACAGGCTTTAAGATAAGCAAAAACGATAATTTATTTAAATTTACATTACAATCTACTGGGGACTTCAACGATATATATAAAGTAGATGTTTCATTGGAAAGGTTTTACACTAAAGAGAAGCCGAGTGTCTCAGGGTATGTAATGACTAGTTATAATACAGGAGATGGTGCGGTAAGCATTCCTTTGACTGCTCAGGTCACGAATGTTTTTCCAAGAGTGAATGAAGATGGATTGCCATTTGGTTATGATAATTTACAAGATTTAATTGATGTAGAACAGATTAAAGAATCAGAAAAATACACGCAAGAGATTAAAATCCCAGACGCTGGAGGCGAAGATGTCGAAAAAATAGCGAAAGTGATTAACGATAATAACGATGCTTTACTGAGGGCTCTAAATGGACAATGGGAGGATCCGAAAGAAGAAGGGGAAGAGGAGCCATCAGCGGCATGGGAAGCTAGATCAGAAATAGACGATGAAGATAGCAAATTATTGACCCAAGAGAATAACGAAATTTTGCATTACAAGACTGCCCTGCCAAATTTCTTCCTGCCCAAGAAAACGGTAACAAAAGATTTTTATTCTAATTATATAAATTCAGGAGAAGAATACGTTCTAACGCCATTAAGTAATTATGGTTTAGTGAAAACTTTCTCCGCTTGCGGAGATGAGTTTGGGGTTTTAGGTTATTTCATTAGAAATGACAAAGAGAGCCCTGAAGGATCAGAGAAATATTTCAGATCTGTAGTTAACACTACTTGCGATGGTCTTTATGTAGACGCAACCGGATTTTGCAAAGGAGACTCTGCTATTTATAGCAATCAAAAATCAACAGCAGATGGTGTAAAAATACAAAATGGACTTATCACAGAAATACCAAATAATGGAATAATTTCAAAAGATAATTACACAAATCAAGAATCTTGGTTAAAAGCTATTAATTATTTTTACACAAAAAACTACGTCGCGTCTTTTAATGTGTATTCTAATTTTTCTGAATCAGATTACCCTACCTTGTTCTCTCAAGCTATCTCAGGAGTAAATAAGGAAATAGGCGGGGCATCGAATAATAATGTAAGCAATTCTTTTTATTCTAATGGCGCTAGTGGCGCGAGAATTTTTGTTGAAAGAGAAATATATACCAAGTCTTATAGAAAAAACGAATCTTCTAAAATAAATCAAGCTATATTAAGCGGCGTCTACATTCCGTCAGGAGCAGACTTGGCTAGTGAAGAAATAGAAAAACTTTATTGCGTCCATACTTACGAGCCAAATGATGCGGATAGTTTTGCAAAAGATAAGCAATCATATTTTTATCCAGCACAAGATTATAGCGAACAAATTTCTTTCAGAAAATTCTTAGAAAATTCAAGTGCTGGTTTATCTTATTCTACGGGAGAGGCTATTGGAACGATTTCATTCATTGATAATGATGCAGCACCTAACACATTATTCAGAGCAGAGTATGTGACTGGAAATACTTTTAGTTACGCAGACACTTCAGGCTTCAGAGCTTGGAGCGCAGCGTCAAGTCCGCCTCCTAATATTAACATAACTAATCAAAATACTAAAAATTACTCTTATCATTTGTATGGATATAATAGCACTTCTGCTGATTTATCTTTCCTAAGAAGCAACGTGCAAAGTGGGCAAGCTGTAGCCGCTGGTGTGTCTGCCGGTTATTCAAATTTAGTAGTTTTAAAATTTATAAAACAAGACTTAACTGATGCGGTATTTAATTATGAAGTAAATGAAAATAATGCTAAAAAAACACTATCGGCAATCAATTCTTCCGTAGTGGACTCTAATGCAAATTTAATACCTGAATCAAAAGTAAGGGTCAACATACAAAAATATGATTATAAATTAACAGTTAATTCAGAAAGTCATCAGTGGACTATATTCAACCAAAATCCAATAAACAATAATATCTATGGAAATAGAAAAAGCTCAGATCTTTCTGAGCCAAGATTTTTCGAAGATGACTCTGAGGAAACTCAAGATGCATTATCAACATTATTCTTTTTCCCTAATGGGCCGTTCACTTCTAAAAATTACGAAGGCAAACCAGTATTAGGAGAATCAATAAAGGCATTAAGCGATGGTTTGTTTGAAAATAACATTTACATAAAAGAAGAAAACCAACAAACAGCAGCTGTTTATGAATCTAATTATGTTTTAGAAGTGGCCGACAATGGATCTATAACAAAACAAAATACTCCTGCATCTGCAATTGCTGGCTCGGCCTTGTTTGAGAGTACTAGAAGACTTCCAATTACAAAAATTAAATATAATTTTTATACGAAAGATTTGGTTCTGATAGGCGATGCGTCTACCCCATATTCCGCTAACTTCAACGCTGGCTGGGAATACGACTTGCAGTTTAAAAAGAAGAACTCGATAACAGACTGGGCAATAATGTCGAAAGAAGGAGCTTTTTCTAAAGACGTCATTTCTAGTCAATATTCTGTTATCTCTCCTTATTATTTTACCCCAGAAGATTTAGAGAACCCAAACTCGTTGGCTATGGTGGCATTTAAAACTAATTTGCCTCTTTTCTTAGATGATAAAAATTATGAGTTCAGAGTTTTAAAGAGAGAAAAATTAATAGTTTATTCTGATTCTGCTAATGTAATAAAGAAAACAAACTTTTTACCAATCAAAATAGATTGGAATGAGGTGGCTGGGTGTGGCTATTATAACATTTATCAAAAAGATAGAGACAGCAATCTTATATTTTTGAAGTCTGAGCCTTCAGGGGTGAATAGTTTTTCTTATGCGATACCAGATGTAAAGCAAAAAAATGTAGATCTTGGCGTCTATAATTTTCCTGCTAATGGGCTAAACTATTATGACATAGTGGTGTCTGGTATAAAGCCATCAGTCACAAAAACACAAGAAACTCTTACAAATGAGTATGGGTTCGAAATAGGAAACTCTGATTTTTCTGAAAATAAAATAACAAAATTTTCACAAACGGCCTCCTATACTCCAGTCAGCGTGTCTCCTCCAATATATAGCCAATTATTAAATTTCAACAATCCAGAATCTAAAACATCTAATTTTGAAATTAATCAAAATTACAATAATTACTATTTTGTAACAGACAAAAAAGACGCTACTCTTGTTAATATCCCATCTTCTTTTGAAAGTTACGTTTTAAATACTGGGAATGCTAATTGTTCGGTTGGGTCTTCTTCTATATCTTCTAATCACTACGCTAAGATATCGTCTAACGGCACGGTGACTTCTGCTGCGGCGGCATCTTTGCCGAGTTATTCTTTCGACTTGATTGACGCTGAAGATAAGGATTGCCTATATTTATCTTCTAGTGTAAATGTTTCGAATAGCACGCCTATCTCAAGTAAAACTTTAACTGTAGTGAATGATTCCAATTCTTCTATAAATATTGTTTTTGGCAATACGGAGGCCGTGGCCGCAAATGAAACTAAAGAACTTTTGTTTACTAGTGGAGTCAGCGCAGCCGTAGCATCAGTTAAAACTTACTCTAATATAATCGCTCAAGATTCGCAAATTTATTATCCAAAAGATGGATTTGTAAATCTTAATCATGTCACTGGAACATTTTCTCCTACTGGCACTTTTCCTATCTATAATTTTTCGAAAGAAGATCTTGTAATGAACGGCCTTACTTTGAAAGCCGATTCTTTTAATTATGTTTCTTGGAACGGGTCTACTGCCTCTAAAGTAGAAAAAAATTATTTTGATGACCTTAAGGTGTACTTAAGAGGAAACGAGAACAATCAAGACAGCGTTAAATTATTAAAAGATGACTACGAGATAATCCTTTCCCAATTCTCTACAATATTAGGCACCACTAAAGAATACTTTTTTCTAAAAGATGAATCTATAAATAGATCATTAAATATTAAGATAACTAATGGGGGTTCTACTCAATTGATATCTAAGCAAAATCAAGATTTTAAATTGACTGTCAACAGAACAAATAAGTCTATAATTACTTATTCAATAATTTATCCATCTGGGTCGCCAACTTTTCAAATATCAAATTCTAGAGAACAATTGGTTCTCCTAAAGGGAGATTTAATACAGTACATTGATTTAGCATCTTTAGATTCTGGGCTAAAAAAAGAATCTTTCATTTATTTTGTTAATAAAAATAGTGCATCTGTTTATTTTTATAGACATACGCGCGAGAATGTTGTTTATACCCTGTCGCAAAATCAAATCGCGAGAGGAACGCTTCAGACATCGGGATCAACAAATAACGTAAGGCTAGAGATCTTGAACGATACTTTAAGTCATTTTTATTTTAATGTAGACTCGACTCTAATACCATCAACAATTAATATATTAGATTTAAATTTCTGCTGCACTAGCATCTCTTTGCCGCCTGCGGCTGATCTGGCTTCTAAAGATCTATTCCTAATTTGTAGGAACAGATTTATTCCAAATAAAATAGATAAACAAAAAATAAAAGACAAGGGGTCTATAATATCTACTGAAAATGATCCAAGCACATCAGAAATAAATGAAATAGGAGATTTGGCTTCTAATTCTATATCTTTGAGTGTCTTCAGAGATGGGAACGACTCTTTGCCAACAGTACAGAGAACAAGTTTCTTAGAAAAAAGTTTTAGAGGATCTTCAATAGATACTCAGGACTTCACAACGACTGAAGATTCTTTCAAATGTTTTTATATTAGAAATAAAAATATAGATACTTTTACAATTAAAGATTTCTATAATAGAAAAACTGAATTTAAAGGAAAAATATTCTTACCGACATCGAGCCAATCGTTGGTGGTGCAATCTTTCGACTCAGTAGACGGAAACAATTTATTTAGAATTAAAGAAAGAGATTCCGTAGATTTTGATTATTCTCCAGACGATTATGTTAATGGAAGACTACAGGTAAAAAAGACAGACGAGCCTGATGCCAAAATATATAGCAAAGAAAGCGAGGCTGGTTCAACAACTAGGTCGTTCCCGAATGCGTTAGCTACAGATCAAATATTAATAAATTTTTCTTACGATACAGTGACAGTTTCAGTCAGTTCTTCGACAAAAACTTTAGTAAAGAATAGGCTAGTCAAGAACTCTTTAGGTGATTTTATTTTTCCAGTTTACAATAAAAAAGAATTCTTTATTGCTTTAACCAACTCATCCAGAACGAATACTGGAGTAAATGGTGGAACAAGATTTTATTACATTATAAAAGCAAATGAAGTAGATATAGAATCAATAATCTTGCCAGACTCTACTGTCACTACTGATTTTGTAATTAAAAATGATTCAGGAAGACCATACCAAGTTAAGACGTTAAGCGGGCAGAACGTTTATTCTCTGCTGCCAAATGATCAAAAACTATTTATTTACACTGGGGCCCCATATACTGTAACCACTGATACTGTAGATTTTGATGATCTTTCGGTTATAAACCCTCCGACATCTATTCGTTCAGCTAATCAATATCTTGATTTAGAATTCGAGCATCCTCTAGCTTCTTTTTGGAGTTTTAAAAGTAGCGAATTTGTTATAAATTCTATAGATAAAGCTTTGACGGGAGAAAGCGGGGACGAGGCTTCTGTTTTAATAACTAATAACGACACTCCTACCAATTATACAATATTTGACATATATTCATCTGTCCCAGCTTCTAGTTCTCCTACAGTATATTGCTACGGAAGAAAGCCTGTAAATTTAAATACTTTAGCTGATAAAAAATATATAGTTAATGATTTCTATTTGTTTATTAAATATGGAGATTGGATTATAAATAGAGAGCAGTTTTATATAGCTCCAGGCACTAGCGAAATATTAACTCAAAACGTTTATGATTTAAATATAATTGACAAAAACCATAATGATTTAACTAAATTTTTTACTACTGAAAATGAAATAGCTGCTTTACCAAATGTAATATTTATACCGATAGTAAATTATGCGTCTAAATTTTATCTTCCAAATTTAAAATCTGAAATAAAAAATAATGATGGAGATCTAGTAAAAATATCTACATTGATGGTTGGCAAAAAAATCGTGTTTGTAAATTTAACAAAATCAGATTCTTCTGATCCAAATTCTATTTATAATTATTATTTGTCTGCTACAACGAATTTGCTAGATATTAATTCTTTAGCTTTATATAGTGTTAGCGGAGAAGATTGGCATCAAGTTGTGTCTAATTTACCGGTTGTCAAACCGGTTATTCCAACAGCTAAAAATCTAAAAGGAATATCTAACACATCAACTACAGAAATAACTGGCGGTAAGGAGTTTTTGTATCTTCCTAATTTTAATAGATTTTATGTAGACCTAGACAGTTTTGAGGATAAGTCTTTCAGGGATTTTTATGTTTTTAATCCATGCAAGTATAGGATTTATATTGGCTCGACTAATTCTTTATTATCGAATGGGGCTTTAACCAGAGTGACCAGAGACGCAACAACAAGCAATTTATTTACTGGAACTAGTTTAGATTTGAATGGGTCTTCAGTTTTTTCTGTAACTACTTTAGAATATGAGGCAAATAGAGCTCCAGAAATTCTTGCTGATGAAGTGAATAAGGCGTTTCCGAAACTAAAGCCTGGATCTAAAATAAAAATAATATATATAGTAGGAACAACTACAGAAACTAGATTGTTCGAATACCCTTATAATGGCATAGCCACAGAAATAGAAATAAAAGATAGAGACTATGGAGTTTTAGACTTGCAGGATCTTTTGCAGTATTCGTCTTCTAGCAAATTATTTGTCTATGGTTCTTCTCAGGTGAATGAGGCTGGTGGTTATTTTGATAATTACTACGTCAAGCTATTAAATGCTACAAAGCTTGGGGTTGAAAAATTCTACATTTATAATAACACACCATACTTTTTAAAGATATTTTTTGATTCTGAAACGCAGAAGTCTCTTGATGTACCTCCAAAAGTTTTTGCAGAAATAACTAATTCTGCGCTTAATTTCTTAGGCACATATGAAAAGGGAAAGTATTATGTTTCCAAAAACTCGCCAAATATAAACTACATAATTAAAACAGACTTAAAAATATACATTAACGGCTTGCTTGATTATGTAAATTTTAAAGGTGACTTAGAAAAAGAGAACCAAGAAGAAAATATATTAATTACTAGCGTTGTGAAAGACGAGGAGGCTATTTCTTATTCATATTGGAGCGCTGAACAATTTTTTTATAATGATGTGTTTGATAATTTTAGAATTATATCTATGCCCACTTTGGCAGATATGGATTTATCTAAATCTCAAAACGTGAAGAGTATTCTTAAGCCCGTTTATCGTATTAGCTCTGCTGGGCACTATTTATTAAACGATAATAATAATGATCTAAGCGTAACACCTCCAGCAACCTATGGGCAGCAGATTTTCTTAATTAATAATTGTCCTAGAGATGTTTTTGTAACTGTTTTGGGCCAAGAGAATAGAAGAAGAAAAGTTTATAGAAACTCTGTTCTTGTTATCCAGCCGGGGCCAACTAGTGGCATAGAATTTAAATATCTTAAAAAAGCCAAATCTAGAGATGAATTTTATTGCGTATTTAATCCAAATACAGTAATATCAACTCAAAGAGAAATCGCATTAGTTTTTGGCATAATCAGAAATGAAGATCTTATTCCTATAGTAGACGACAATGAAATAGAGCAAAAATCTTACATTAAGTTATTATCTAAAGATGGATCATCAAGCAAAATAAATTTAGCCTTGAGAAACTACTATAATGGCAAAGATATTCCTACTGATTCTGCCCCTGACGTTGTCGGTTATGAAGTGGGCATAGGGCATGAAACAATTTATAGATTTTTGTTTTTTGATCCTTCGATTTCTACATATACTTTGCCAGGAATACAAAAGGGCGTGAAGTATCAAGTGAGCATAAACAAAGGGTTTTTTGATAATGTAAATATTTCAACCGATACAGCTTTCACTAATGTAGAAGAGACTCCTTTTGTGAAATATAATGGTGAGATTTTTGCTAAGGATGGTGACACTTTCACGGGAGGAGACGTTAGCGTTTATGAAATAAAATATCCAAACTTTGTGACTGTATATAAGGTAGTCGAAGATATAGACAAGTCATTTCCTATACTTAAGCCGACCGACAAAGGAGAAGAGGGGGGAGTAGACCCATCTATAACAGAAGAAGAAAACGTAAGCGCTAGTGGGCTTGATCTTTTTAAAGCCGCGATACTGGAGCAGTACAGAACGCTAAGTCAAAGCATTATATCTTGGATTCCGAAAGGGCAATCGGCTTTTTGGCTTAATTCAAATTATTCAGACGATTGGTGGGTCATAGACAAAGCAGACAACGCGCAAACATTAACGATAGCCACTGATACGAATAAAACAATCACATTCACAAAATGCGAAATAAAGAAAACAGGTCTAAAAACAATTTTATTTGAGTTTGCCTATTCTTACTACTCTGCGTTGCAAACTGTAAAGCAAATGCCAGACAGTCAACAACTAGTTATAGGTTTAGATTCTGATTTAGCTCCAGATCAAATAAAAGAAATCAAAAGGCGTTTAGGTCAAGAGCGCGCTGCTAATGATAGAGATACATTATTCCCAGAAAAAGAGATCCAAGTAGGCGGATTTCTTGTTGATAGTTTATTTTCTGTAGAAGGCGCAAAAGACAATCAAATAACGTCATCTATAGTAGACGAGTCTGATCTTAACGTCAATATAACTATAAGTAAAATAAAGGATATGCCAGATATATCTTTTGAAGACTTTTCTAAATCATCGGTAATTAAAATTATAAATAGAAAATAATATGTCATATTTTTATTTAAGAGCAGATTTTTTTGAAGACGAAGTTCCGAATCCTTTGTTCTTGCTAAATCAATTTGTAGTTATTGAATCTGAAAATTTTAATAATGAGTCATTTATAAAAGGACTCGCTCAGTCTTATGTAGAAAGCTTGGATCTAAGAGGAGCCGGCAGAGATGGAAGCAATGGGCGCGCTGGAGGTTCAATACGATTGGACGGAGACGGAAATACTTTCGATATAAGTAACTTATATCTTTCTAGTGAATATAAAGATGTGAAATCGAAATGTTTAGACACTATGGATATAATGGGAAATGCACAGTTAAGATATAATTTTTTATACAGAGAGGACGTTTTCGGGGACGATAACTCAGATTTTAATGTAAATGCTAATATAATCAGTGGGGTGGTAGTAAATAAAGCCTATCATAAAATGCTTCCTTCTGGAGACGGGTCTTCTGCCACGATGGTGGCTATAAATATGACTGATGATGAGATAAGTAAGGTGCCGACCAACAATATGTATATTAACTATAGTAATTGCATCGTTGTCAACTTTAAAATTTCTCCTGACAAGTCGGCTGTGGTTTTCTATGTTAGCTTAATAATAATTGAAGATAAAAATTCAGATTATTTAGAAGACTTTTCTAATCAATTTTATTATGATCCAGCCACTCAAAGATATTATTTAGATGCTTCGCTTACTGAATGCTCGATTGCTGTATCTAATTATTTTTTTCCATATATTCTTTCAGTATCTTCTAACTCTTGGCTTAAAAAATCAACATTCCATGGGCCGGTAAAACTACAGTTAGAATCTAAAAACGACACAACTTTAGACAACGTTTCTTATGAAATTACTTATCCATATGCAAATGTATGCAAATCATCCACTACGGTAGGCGCTAACAATACAATCTCTTGCGCAAGTAATCCTGGACAAGTTTCTGTAAATGTCGGCGGAGTAATAAAGCTTTTTGATGATCAACAAATTTGTCCTATCGGAGGAACTGCTAAAACTGTAATAGCTGTTTTTTCTTTAAAAGCTTTAGGTTTATTGACTTTATATAAAGATTTTTCATCTGTGACAACAGTCAAAGCAGACGTCTGGGGTTATAATTTTAGATATATAAAATATGAGCAAGGGACTTCTTATTACATCTTTAAAGATTACGGAAGCGTGGCATCAGCTACTATCATTTATATCAATGAGACACTAGACTTATCAAAATTTTTTAGTGTCAAAGAGCAGTCTGATGGCTTGGTTTTATCAGATTCTGGAAAAATAGTAGCAATAACTCTCAAATTTAAAATTTATAAAATAGCTGAAACAGATGGCGACGCTACTGATTATTCTATTGATGTGCCAGTAAACGTTTTATTGCCGCAAATAGTTTCGATAGATGAAGATGTGGAAGCTAATCAAATAACAATAAAAACTAATTATGCCACGCGCTTGACATATGGATTTAATGAAGAGGCCAATTCGTCTGTCAATATTACAGACACCGCAGACGGCACGAATCAAATAACTACAATAAGTTCAAGCGGCAAATTTGGGTATTTTCATTGCAAAGCTTTTAATTATTATTATGATTTTAATGGATCCACAAGGCCTTTATATTCTTCTAGAGAAATGTCATTAGATTTGATAAGGAGTATAACTATACCATCTTTTACTTTAGCAGTCAAAATAGGCGGCTCTACAAAAACAATTTATGATCAAAGCGGCGCGTCGTCTTCTTCTTTATCTTTTACTGATTTATCGCAAGATCAAATAGAAAATTATTTTGTATATTCAGATTATATAACTAATACGGGTTCTTATTCGTTTGTTTTAACATATAGTTTTGCGGGGACTAAATATTCGTCAATGTCCTTAAAGTTTGGTAATGATCCGACTTTGCATGCGATGGTTTTAGCTTCCGGGACAGCGTCTTTTACAATATCAAAAAAAGATCTATTTGAATCTTTGAATAATAAAAATCAAATAATATTATCTTTTTTAGCAAATGGAGAGGTTCCTTTTAATTTTCCATTTACTTTTTTAAATACATCTCAAGCAAACCCTCCGGTATGCAATGCTTTTTCTTTGTCTAGAGTCCAGGTTTCTTACCCGAAAGCTTCAATAAGCTTTACTCTACAATATACTTACGCCGATGAAGTAGAATATCGTGTGATAGATCAAGATGGTAATTCTTTATATAGTATTTTAATAAAGGAAAGATTTAGAGATATAGAAACTTATTTTTTATTAGGAACAACAAGGCAAAGACCTGTGCAAATAAATGATTTAACTATACCAAAATCTGCGACTTCATTAAGAGTTTCAGCTACGGTAAGAAATTTATACTCAGCATCTAACCCTATAAAAATAGAAGACACCGAAGTGTCTAGTCCTGATTATTTGTTACCATTGCTAATAAGCGCTGCTGAAGTAATCCTATACTCTGACGAAACGTTAACTACTGTAATAACTCAAACAGCTGGAATAAAAAAAGGAGAATATTTTTGGGCTTTTCTTCAGATCAAAGACATTGACGGTAATATAGTGTTAAATCCTAGCTCTAACTATTCTAGCTACATAGCTGGGGGCTATCAGCCAGAAATTTTTATTTTAGAATCCACAGGAGATGAGAATAATGATTTAGAAGGTGTAATCTCAGAAAGAGTGGACAAATATACTTTTAAATTTAAAATAAATAATGGCAGTAAATTTAATGATACTAACGCGGTATTCCAGGCTCAGTATATACCAATAATAGATTCGGAGATTGTCTAATGGGAATAAAAATAACAGCAAAGAAAAGCTATGCAATAGCTGGGCCCAATGAAATTCCAGGCACATCTTTGCCGCCAACAGTTAGCTTGGAGATTAGAGGTTATCTTAATAATTTAAATAAATTTGATCTTATAATAGTTGTATCTAATGCGTTAACCGCTACGCTGTCTGAAAGGTGGGTTTCGATTTCTCAAGATAGGTCCACCTCTTCTCAAATCGGAGATAAGAAGACTTTCGATGTAAAAGATTTATCTTTAATGACATTCCATAAGGACCGGGCTTACTCTACTGAGTTTGTTTTGACTGCCACCAATTCTATTGGGACTTCTACTACTTTACCCTTAATAATTGACCCAGCAAATACGTCTGCAATAAATTTGCCAGATGAAGTCGCTTCTGATTTTGTAATAGCCAGAGAGCCAAAAACATCAGATTTAGTAAATATACAGCTATCATTATTAATTACTGATGCTTTTGATATTTCAAGATTGTCTGGTCTAGAGTTAATTTATAAAAACAGAAATGCTGAGCAATTCAAATCAATAAATCTTGGCATTTATAAATATGAAATATCCAAAGACGAAAACGGCAGAGAGTCTAAGTATGTTTTTAATTTTAAAAAGCAATCAATAATTAGATCAAATTTAGGAGGAAATTTTGATTTTTATATTAAGATAATCTTTGCAAATAGTGATTCTCAGCTAACAGATAAAAAAACTCTTTCTTTCGAGAGTATAGATAACACTTCTCCTCAAAGGCCGACAGACTCTTCTATATCTACGAATATAAAAGATATTAATAATCCTGCTTCATTAAGATACGAAATAACTACTAGATTTTCAGAAGTATATACAATAACAAATAATTCGTCATACGTAAATGAAGAGGTCGCTGTAGAAGATTCTTATCAACATATTTTTTTAGATACTAATAAATATAAAGGATTAACTTTAGGAAGCTACAAATCTATAGGCGAAGACGGAAGTTCTTTGTTCTATTATGAATATAATTATTCAGGGCAAGAAAAAAACACAAAAGGATATTTTTATCCAGCTTCTGTGTCTGAAATATACCCATGCATAATAACTAATAAGGATAATTTATTAAATAGCTCTGTTGTATTATATTGGAAAATTAATGATAACTTTTTTAATTATTCTTTTTTTCAGAACGAAGTGTCAATAACCACCACCGATTTTAAAGTAAAATTACAATACAAGAGCTCCAACACTTATATTGATCTGACTGGGCCAATTACTATAACAAAGGATCCAGTAGCAATATCTGCGGTAGAAAATAAAAAATTTGGATTCTTTTCAAAATATCAAAAATTCGTTTTATCTATAGAAAGAAATGTAAATGTAATAGAGTCGGTTAGGGGTATATTCGATAGAATAAGTGAAGAAGACAACTTTGGCAGTAATTTAAGATTGCTTGTAGTTAAGCACGATGTTGATTGTTATTCACAAGGCGTAACAAGAAGTTATAGTTTCAGTAAAATGTTAATGCCTCCAGAATGGAGATATATAGCATATGATAAGTATATCCCAAATGATACTAAAATTAGAAATGATATTGACAAAAAAATAAATCTTGATTTAAATAGTGAATTTTTAAGAGGAATAAAATTACCAGAAAGCGGCTTCTATAAATACGATCAACTTAGCAAATTAAAAAAACAAGAAGATAAGGGGGCTTTAGTTGAGTTTAATTTTAAAATTTTATACAAGCTATCGTGCGATTACGATGTATTTTATGAAGACCCAATCTTAGAGGGAACAGTAAATTCAGTGCTTTTGCCATCAGTGCCTAATGATGTATTTTTAATAGCCCCTACTCTGGAAATACCTCCTCCGAATTTTACTTCAGAATCTGATGGCGGGAAAAGAGCTGAAGGAATAGCTACGATAAATGAATATGGAAAAATAGTTGGATTACAAATAACTGATCCGGGACATGGGTATTCTTTATTTAAAACAGCTCAAAGCAAAAGAGATCAGTCTTTCACAGATTTAATTCCATATGTAAAAAAATCTTATCAAATAGTCGCAAGTGATTTAAATATTAATAGACAAGTTCTAGTTATTCAAAATAGCTCTTTCGACAAGGATAATCTGAAGGCTTCTCTGAAAGGTGGAGTACGTCTAGCAAGCGCATACGCAGACAAGCAGAGGCTCGACCAGAATGGAGGAAACTCGTTCTCTGTAGAGCAGAAAACAAAATTAGATGAATATTTAAACAACTATTTACCACAAGAGACTCCCGAAGCAGAAAATTCAGTCAAGCCATACGATGTTACTTACTCGGTAGCAGAAAAAGACGTCTCGTCTATTGGAGTATTAGACGAAATTTGGAATATTATTTCCAAGCTATACGCAGATAAGTATACAAATCCAATGCAGGAAAGTGAGATCTATACTGAAGATACAGATGCTGGCGTAAGCGAAATAGAAGAATCAAGCGTACCGAGTACTATAAATAGCTCTAAAGATTCTAGCTCAATTACCGCTACATCGTTGAATCCAGAAGCAGAGCAAAAGAGCGCGACTGGAGGGGTTCCAGAGTTGTTTTCTTTAAATAATTTGACCGTTGTCCCAGATGCTAGCGCTGCTGTTTCTATAGCAAGTAAATTTGCGCCTCCTCCTTGGTTGACTCTATTGCCGCTTTCTGTACGAGCAGATGGGCAGTATGGATTTGGTCCGCTGCCGAACATGGCCCCAAGAGCTGAGATGTTTAATAGATTGGTAATGGGTATAAATAACCTTAACGAAGTAAGAGTCATATTGCCAATGATCTGGGCGGTAGACAGCACAAATTCAAGCACTCGGTGGTACGAACAAGATTCAGAGCCAGATAGATTTAAATTAATTAATTTTAGTGCATCAGGATTAGAAATCGGGGGGACGGCCCGGTCTAGTGACTATTTTCCAATAAATTCTATATTGGGAGCTGGGAGTTCTAAAGACGTCGGAAGATTCAATCTTTATGAAGACGTAGCGACAAGCTTGGGTCTAGGAAGGGGACAAACATTTAAAATATCTACAGAAGAGTCCACCACTCAATCATTCAAACCATTTATTCATCCTTTAATGTCGAGATCTTTTAAAGAAAGTTATTTAAAAACATTCAAAAGAAGACTATTAGGCATAGTAACAGAATCAACAACTTCATGCGTTAATAATATAGCGCCTACAGACGCGGGTGGAGTAACGTATGTCGGGGATTCATACCCTGTTGCTGCCGGAACGACGTATCCGACTACAAACGTCAACTCTAATGTTTATTTTCAATTTTTTGATTCTGGAGGCACTATTGAAACAGCTTCGCCAGCAACAGCTCAATCTTTATCTTTATTTAGGGGTTTAGATCAAAATGGAGTAACAGTATATTATAATTTTAGTTGCGGAGACGCGTATTCTAAATCAATAGACTTCACTTACGCAAATATGTTTCCTGGAACGATAAGGATATGAGTTTAGATAATTTTAGTAATTTATTTAAAGAAGCAGCAAAAATGTCTAAAAGCTTGGCTGGATCGGCAGTGAAAGCTGGGGTGGCGATTTCAAATGGGAAACCCATTATCGCTCAAAAAAATAAAGCCCAAGAGAGGTTAGATGTTTGCAGTAAATGCAAAGACCTAGACAAAAATCTAGGTCGATGCACTGTATGCGGATGTTTTGTAGCAGCTAAAGTAAAAGCTGACTATGAAAGTTGCCCATCTGGCAAATGGTAATTAAGCTTTTTTGATTCTTTCAATAAGCTCAAAAATCTTAGGCTTAGAAAGTTCATTAATAGAAGTTATTTCTTCAGCTTTTTCATACTTGTCTTTGACTAGTCGCTTTTGAATTTGATCGAAAGAAATTCCTTTCTCTTTCATAATGTTCTGAAGCACCGCAGCGGGAGACATCGGATTGTCTATAGTCGGGTCGTCTACGACCTTGACTCCGACCTCTTCTTGGCCGACGATGTTAATCTTTAAGAAGTTCCGTACGCATCTTACGAACGCCCTGTTCTCAGCGATAGCTGCTAAATAATTACGAGCGAAACTCTGAGTGTTGTCCGGCGAGGCATCTGCTAGGGATTGGAAAGAGATATCCTTATCAGCCGTTTCGTAGTTACCTATCCAATTTATATAACAACTAGCTAAAACATAATTTGGGCCGGCCTCTGGCACATCGTAAGACACGCAAGTGAAGCCTCTGATTTGGGCAAGCTCTTTAATTCCGCCTAGCAAAATTAAAAGATCCTTGTCTTCTAGCTTTGTGATATCTGTTTCTTGGGTGCGCTGCTTATTCGGCACTAGAAATTCAGGTCGAATCATCTTGCGCCAATTAACGTATCCATCTTCGTTGAAAACGTATGGAATGGGAGGGTCTTCTAAAAGACCGAATTCATTTCGAGTGAGAAGCTTGGGAGGTGTACTCATCTCATTCATTATGCTTCGAATTGCTCTTTAGTCAAGAAATAAAAGTAATCGGCCTCATCTTTAAAAGACTGATCGATAACAGGCGGTATTTGGAAACTTGAATTACGAACATCCGGGCTATTGATGTCCGATTTGGAATGCCATTTGCTAGCAAAAGTTTTCCCGCCTTTTATTACTATTTTATTTGTCTTAAAGTAAATTTTTGATTTATCTAATCCTTCTAAAAATTCTAAGCCCAAGACATTGAGTCTATTGATTTTTTTATAATCAAAGAATTTGATCTTTTCGCTTTCTAAGTCAGCGCTGCTTAAAGTAGTAATTATTTCATAATCTATTTTTAACTCTTCAATAATATCAATAAATGATGGATCTGAATTTTTTTCAACTTTAAGATATATTTTTTTAATTTTATTTAATCTTTTAATTAATAGATTTTTATTGATTGCTTTGTTAGTAACAACCGAGCAGGAATGGTAAGACAAAAGAAGATCTAAATTCTCTTCAGAAAACAAATAATCCATTCGGATAACAATTTCGTTTTTTAGATTATTGTTTATTTTAAAAGCGCAATCTGGTATGACTTCTAAATTCTGAGCTGAGAAAACTTTTCCTACAGATATGGTATTATCGAAACAGTGGTCTTCGTTAAGAGCAGACTTAAGGATTTTTTTCGCTATCTCCTCTGGCCGGATATTATTTATTCTTGCTCCTGTAGGGTTTAAGAAATTCTTTCTTTCAGTATTGGAATGGATAATCTGATCTTCTTTTGCTAAAACGTTGTCCAAAGTATAGTCGGTCTTTATAAAGCATTGATTCACTGAATATTCAGAAGCCATCAATGAATACAATTTCGAAGATCCGCAAAAGAATAAAGCCTTCTTCAAAATATAAGCTCTTTGAGAAAGGGAATTAGAATTATCTAGGTAAGTGTGATTAAAGTGATAGCGCTTGTCTTCGACAAAATGAACAATCTTTATGTTATGATTAGACAAGATTGGCTCTATCAATTCTATAACTCTAAACCAGAAAATATAATGAAAATTTGGATTAGTTGACTGCGTGTCTAAAACAATATACTTATCAAAATCTAATGGATACAGGCTCTCATATAGATATGAATTGCCGGGATCTAGCCCAGTTGTAACAGAAAAAGATTTTAAAAGATTCATTTGATTAATAGAGAGTGGCTATTGTTTATAGAAAAGTTGTCTAAACGATAACTCTGAAAAAAATTAGCGCCAAGGAAAGCCGGATCGTCGAACTCTGACGTTTTAATTATAGCAGAATGAATCATAGTGTTTCCTGAAAAGACAGATTGGCAAAGCTCGTTGGAAGAAACAAATATCTTTTTGTCTGGATATTTTTCTTTTATTGCCGAGATGATTTTTGTAGACAAGAAAATGTTCTCTAAAGAAGAATCGATAGAAACAAAAATTCTTTCTTCTGGCTTCGTGTCAATAAAAAGATCTTCTATTTTAAATTTTTTATTTTTTTCGTTTTCCTTGTACGCCACCTCTCTGAAATACTGCTCTATAGTTTGTCGTGGAGTATTATTTTTAATTTTATCGACCCAGTGCAATAATCCATCATCGCCGTCAGCTATGTCTCTCAATAGTATTAGAGAATATAAAGATTTCAACCAAAGCACGCTATCTTCTATTTCTGGAACAAAAGCATTTGGATTGCACAATTTGCCTGGTTCTTTATCTAAAGAATACTCTTTTAATTCACAAGAGTCTAAAAATTTTTCTATTTTACCGCCAACACTATCTACAGAGAAATTATCTATAGTCCATTTCCTAGCTAATTTTCCCATTTTAATTTTTTGATTAACTGGCATCTTGAAAACAGAGGTTAAATTATCTGATATTGAAATCGGGCAAGTAGACGCTTTAATGAACTCGGTTCCGAATTCTCTATACTCGCTCCAATTTAAAGCGATAGAATTAGCCTCAGGGCAACACATTTCTTCCCCGCAACTATAATTAGTGACTAAAGTAATTAGTCCGGCCAACTTCGCTTCTTGGATCGGGATTTCTTGACCACCACTTGTGAATGGGTGGCAATAAACATCCATTAAATTATAAATTTCATTTAATTGTTTTTCTGTAGTGCCAAGGTTAGTCGAGGTTGTGACGCAAGAGGATTGACTTCCGCATCTTGAGCAATCTGTTTCATGACCCGAAAATGAGCTTACATGGTAATTGCGGCATTTTTTACAAATATATGTAGTTAATATATCTTTAATATCAACTCCAGTTTCTTTGCTTAGCTTTTCAATTCCCCACCCTTCTTTCCAATGAGTGTGCAATAAAAGCTTTGGTTTACATTCAGGATTTTTTTCTTTAAAGATCTTAAAGCCTTGAAGTAAATTTGGTACAGATTTTCTGAGTTGATTTCTAAAAACAAATCCAATAATAAAATCATCAGAAGATATCTTGTTTTTATTTCTTAGGCTTGCTTTTTCATCTTCTGAGAAAGGCCTAAAATCAGAAACATCTATAGCCCCATGCAGAGTTTTAACATGCGCGTGCCCAAGTTTATGCATTTCTTTTTCAGCAAAACTAGACCATACCCAATAGTTTTTAATTTTAGGAGCTGCTTCCACAGCAGATGGTAGCAAAGGCAGCGAATCTAATGTAATCCAAAGAGCGTGATTTATTTTATTAAACCACGGTTTATTGATTGCGTAATCAACTCCCCAAAAATCTTGCACTCCAATATAGACATCCGGCTTTTCTAACTCCACAATTCTGTCCAACTCAAAGGCTCCATAAGAATAAAGCCTGCTTTTGTCTGTGCTAGAATTTGAATCGTTTAATTCCGCGCCAGAGACGGGATAGCTTCCATAGCTTTTCCAAGGAGTCCTTTCTAATTCTGGATGGTTTTTAGTAAGCCCGCCTGCGAGAGAAACTATATCGTACTTTCCTGTATTATATAAATAAGAAAGAACGGCCTTGGTATTTCTACCAAAGCCAGTTTTAGATAAAGCGAAATCGCTGTGATAAAGGATTTTTTTCTTTTTTACCATAGATCGTCGTCCGGCGTCTCCTGCTTCGGAGCCTCTTCTTTCTTGGGAAGGACTGCTTGAGGAGCGGCGGCTGATCTATTATCTTGATCTAGCGAAGCCTTTTCAAAACTTTTCGCAAGAGCAAAGCAGAAGAAAGCCTCAAGGCGGGTTCCCTCTCCGAATGTAAAGCCAATCAAGAAAGAGGTCTTGTCTTGAGCGTTTTCCTTGCTTTCCTTTGACACGGAAAAGGAATAGCCAACTTGAGTTATCTTGCTTGGATCATCCTTTGTGCCGCGCATGTAAGGAGAGAACTTGATTCTAGTTACTTGCTTAGCTGAGTCGTGAAAAGCTGAAATCTCACCATTGCGTCTAATTGCCGAGATGATATCTGAAGCTTCAGTAAGACTTAGCTTAATAGAGCATGAAGCCTTTGGGTTTTGAGAGTTGCCAGCGAATGATCCGCGCTTAGCTTGGTCGTCCCAGCTCGCCTGCTTGATCATGTTGACGAAAACGCAGTCGTCCTTGGCGGAGTATTTGAAGGAGCATCCGCAGCCAGTGTTCTTAGGGTTCGGTTTATAAAATTGAAGCATACAGGTTATTGTGACACTTTACTCTTGATTGTCAAGATTTTTTTCTTTCAATTCTGAAAGCTTGGTGTAAATTTTCAAGGTCTGAATTCCAATGGAATCCCCAAACAAGCAATCTTGTTTTTTCGTGGCTTTAACGATAACGATGTCTTCCTTTTCGGGCAGCTTGTCGCCATTAGAGGATTTATTGAATTCTATTTTGTCGTTGAAAGTAAGCACAGGTATAGATCCGAATTCATCAGAAACGATCATTTTGAATACTTTAGTTTTTTTCTCGTTTTTAGAAGTCCATTCCGAGGCTTCTTCCACCTTGCCAACTAGATAAACAGTAGAGTTATTGCCTAATTCAGATATCTGAGCGGTTGAAACAAGCGACGGCATCTTAGGGTGGAATATATCTATCAGTGTGTTATTGTAACTATACCCAAGCAATTTATTTTCATAGTACCAATTAGCAAAGCTTTCTGATTTATTGTTTTGTTGATATATTTTTAAATAAAGATCATACTTTTTCTTTATTGTGACTAAGCGAGTTTCTTTTATAAGAAGCTTGCTGTTTTCGTTTTTAGTTTCAGATAGTTTTTTGACTGTTTTAAGTAAGTCGTTGCCGCACTCTGGGCCATACTGCATAGCAAGGACTTTTTCCTTTTCGCTTAACACGTTCCACAATTGAGCCTCTAGGACGACTCTGCTGCGGGAAACAGAGAACCCATCCAAGGCACCAGCCTGAATCAGTGCTGATAAAACACCGATAGAAAGCCCAACTTCTTTAGCGGCTTGGAATACTTCAAATTTACTAGATTGCTCGCTCTTAAAGAGTTTGAGCTTTTCCATAGTTTTCTCTGAGATGCCCTTAATAGAAGATAATCCAAATCTAATATCATTTCCTTGGATAGAAAAATCAGTATCAGATTTTAATATGTGAGGCCCAAGCAGAGTTATGCCAAAGTGCCGAAGCTCTTTCTGGATCTTGGATATCTCTTCTAAAGGAGCCGGCTCATGCTTTGTCATTTCTAGCAAAGCTAAGAAAAATTCTTTAGGGTGCTTGAATTTAAGATAAACAGTACACGCGGCAAGAGCCGCATAGCTCATGGAGTGCGATTTATTAAATGAGTAATTTGCTGAGTTTTCAAGAATGCGCCAAAGGATGTCTCCGATTTCTGGGGCTAGATTATTCTCTTTGATCTTGTCTTTGATTTTTTCTTGCCATTTTTTGGCTTCTTCGACTTTCTTCTTACCGACAATTCGGCGAAGAACTTCTGCTTCATCAAGAGTAAATCCAATCTTATTGGACATTTTCATCAACTGCTCCTGATACAATGCAACGCCACCGCTGCCGCTCAATACGGAATCAAAAAATTCATGGATGCCTTCGTATTGATTGTTGTTAGTGAAGTTGGCATACTGATCAACGAATTCTAAAGCTCCGGGGCGAGCAAGAGCAAGGACTGCGCTTAGTTCTTCGAGGTTTTTTGGCTTTACCTTCTTGCAAACTTTGAAATTTGTTTCAGCTTCAATTTGGAAGCATCCGTGAGGAGTTTTAAAGTCTTGTAGCTGCTGATATATTATCGGATCATTAAAATCAATGTCTGAGGTTTTAATATTTATTAATTTACAGACACGGTCTACAATCGATACGCTTCTTAAGCCAAGAAGATCTAGTTTAACATTAAAGATAGAAACCCAATTCATGTCGTAACTAGAGACCTGTTCTTTGTCGCTGGTAAGTTCGGTAGGACAGCTTTGATCTATTGGATGGTACGAAAGCATCATCCCTGAAGCGTGGACGCTCTTGTTCTTAATTAAATTGCGCAACTTTAGCGCAGTCTTATAAGCTCTAGGATTGTTATCGCACCAAGCTTGTAGGTCAGGCACTTCAGCGTAAGCTTGCTTAAGATCCATCACTTGGCCGAAAGTTTTAGGGATCAAAGAACTTACTTCATTCATTTCGCTCTCTGGCTTCTCATCAATGATCTTTCCGCATTCTTTAATTAATATTTTTCCACTTAGAGTAGTAAAAGTCAAGATTTTACAAGTCTTTCCAGAGAATTTTTCCTCTAGGAACGCGATCACCTTGTGGCGATTGTAATAGCAGATATCAATATCGACGTCTGGTGCTAAGCTGCCGTCTATATAGTCTATGCCGTCAACAGTCTGTTTTTTAGATCTTGTTTTAGAAATAAATCTCTCAAAAAATAATCCATACTTTATCGGATCTATTTTAGTGACTCCAATTAGAAATAGCACTAAGCTCCCTGCGGCGCTGCCTCGTCCAGCTCCTAGTGGAACAGCGTTTCGCGAACAAAAGTCTACGACGCGCCATACAAGTAGAATATAGTCCACATAACCAAGCTCTTGGATTGTAGATAGCTCGTATTTTATCCTGTCTACGTAAGCGACGTATTCCGGTGATTCTTTGAGCAAATTTAGTTTTTTAAAACCATGCAAACATAGCTGCTTCAAAAAACCGAAGTTATCCAAACTATTGAAGTTTACTAGTTTCCGGTCTTCTTCAGTGATCGAAAGCTCGGGAAGCCGGACCCCGTGTAGAGGAAGGCTTATATTTGAAAATAAATTTTCGAATGGCGAATTAGTTGTCATTGATTAATTTTGTTATCTCTTCAAACTTTTGTTTTTTGCGGTCTAAGAATATAGAACTGTCGTTATATAGGAAATGATAAATTAGAGATAAATTTTTACAAGTTTGGCCTCCTATCTTAAAATAGAAAATTTCAGTAGGCCTCCTTTTTTCTTTATAAAGTTCGCATTCCGCTTGAACTCCAGAAAGCTTTATAAACTCTGATTTGAAATTTTTTAAGAAAGTGTGATTAGAGCAAATTTCGAATTTCCACAGTATATAGTTATATTTTGAATGTTTAGAGTAATTAATAGAGCCATCTCCATCAAAATACCCCCTAATAAAATGTCTAACAAGATTTTCAGGAAGGATTTTTCTATCAGGAAATGTTATCGAGAATGTTTTTCTTTCACAACATCCATTTTTCACTAGGTCTTGATATATTTTTTTATTTGAAATAGCGAATCTTGGATATTTTCGATCAAAGAATATGTTGTGAGTTGATTCAAGGCTTTTTTTAAGCTTTTCTAAATGCCCAATATCTTTAGGATGCAGGGTTAATTTCAAAGAATTGTGTGTGACGCTAGCATCTGCGTATAAGAATCCAAGCCAATAAGCCTTATCTTCAGAGTCAATTTGTTCAAAAAAATTATAATTTGCTTTTTTAACTATGTGCGATTCCGACAAAGACCTGAGTTTGACATTATTTTTTTTCAATATCCAATTAACTTTAGAAACGCTTGACTCGCAATCCTCAGCTATCTTGGCTAGAGAAAGCCCAGAGCTGTAAAGATTTATCACTTTTTGTATGTCCATGTCTAAAATTACACCTAATTTAAAAAAATTTGATATTGACGTTTATAAAGTCTTTCATATCTCCACTTGAAATTTAATTTTATTCCAGACTTTCAAATTTAAATCTAAATCAACAATTGCATTGTGCAAATTATCATAGTCATGATCTATATTATAATCCTTGCCCAAAGCTGTAAGATTAGTTTTTATACCTTTTCTGTAAGTATGAAGTAATTTATATTGATATTCGATCAAAGTTTCTTTCGACATCTTAGGGATTCCATATTTGATTCCCTTAGCCAAGCAATTAGTATCTAAAATTTTATTAACTAAATGATTCGCTCGCAATCCTTTAAGCAAATACATCTCTTTTATAAGATAGAAATCGAAACCAAGAATGTTATGACCAACAATATAGTCACAAGAGTCAAGCCAATCCCTAATAGTATCAAAGACATCATCAAATTTCTTGCCAGTTGTTTGGATGAGTCCTTCAGGATATCTTGTGATTCGTCTGGCATCTTCTGATATTTTAAGATTGGTGTCCCATTTAATCAAAAAATCTCTCTCGTCGATTTTCTTACCACCCACAGTGTCTAGCATGGCAACTTGCCATGGAAGATTTTGGCAAAAATTAAGACACAGATTTAATGTTTCGCAGTCGATAAAGACAATCTTTTTAGACTTGTCAAATCTCAGTAGTTCATTTTCCATATTTTTCCTTGAATGACTCGGCGCAGAATTCGTTTGAAGAGCAATGATTTAGATTAGGTTTGCTCAAAGTGGTTCTTTCGGAGATGCACCTAAACGTAAGGTAAGCCAAGAAGTCTTCTTTGTTTTCATAATAGATAGACTGTGTTTTGACTGCCAATTGTTTGTCTGAGACAATTTCTTCGACTTTCGATTTAAGAATTTCATCAAATGGCAAATTATTATCCTCTACAAAATAAACAGGATCGCAAAAACTAAAATCAGGAATGCAAACGCTATAAGTCAAATTATTTTTGAACACATAAGAATCATAGAAAGGAATGCAAAGCAAAAGATTTTCCTTGCTCCAAATTTCTTTAAGAGTTTTGCAGTCTATTCTTGGGTAATAGTAAAATCCATTTGTACTGGCAACAGTAGATATCTTGATCAGATTTTGATATCCTTCTGATCTCGACAAGAAGACAATTACTTTGTGTTCTTTTTCTCTAGATTCAGCAGTCTTGTTGTCAATATCGTCGCACACGGTTAAACGCAAACCAAATCTTAAGTTTAGATTAGCATCCTCGCAAGACTTGTAAGCCTCTAGCAGTCCAGAAATAGAGTCATCGACAAGATGAACTTTGTCTAGATTAAGCTTCTTCGCGATGTCAATAATAGAGCTTGGCTCGTCTGGGTCGCTAGACCCTGCTTTAGACAGGGTAAGCACAGATTTGCCAAGGCTATAATGAGATTTAAATAAAGGGACAGCCGAGTACACGCTTAATTGTGGCTGCTTTTTCGAGAAAGTCAATCAAAAAGTCAACGTATCTTTGCTCCAAAATGGGCAGCCCTTGTATTCTTTTTTGTTTATTAATTTTACCTTGGGGTCTTTCAACAGCAATTCTTTATCGAATGAAGATTTAATAAATTTATCTTTCTCATCCGAGCCTATGTAAAATGTTGCTGGTAGTCTAGACGGGCAGATCCATTTGCCTTCCACATCGCTACCGCACATCCATTTCTTCTTAAAAGATTTGGCGGCAAGATTTTGCACGGCTTTCTTTTCATCAAAAGAAGATATATATCCAGCTATATAACTTAAATAAGTCTTGAATCCTTCTAACTGTTCTTGGGTAGGGGTGGGTGCCTGTTGGATTGGTTGTTTTTTAAATTTTAAAAATACAAAGGACACTGTTGGAATATGTCCCTTTGTTTTAAACACAGCCAAAGAATACATCAAATTTTGCAAATTAAAGTCTATCTCTTCTTTAGAGAATTTAGCTTTACTTGATTTATAATCGTAAATCTTATATTCTTTATCGTTAAATTTTGCTAGCTTATCAATAAAGCCATTTATGATATAGTCATCTTCTTCTAGTTTGAACTCCGACTCGGCTTCTAATAAAACAGATCCGTTGCAAAAAAAATCATTTTGAAGGCCTGTTTGAATCATCATGTAAATAAGATCCAAATTTTCTTCGTCGTTGACTTTGAGTTTCTTTGCGTTTTTTAGAATTAGTCTGTGGATGCAGGGGTTTTTAATTACACCGGCTTTGCCAGAACACAAGTCTTCGAAATATTTCTTATGTCTATCTGTTAAAAGAAGCTCAAAAATTAAATGACAGATTGTTCCTCTAGAAGCTCCGGAATTAGAAATGTCTGGCACTTTAAGAACATATTTAGTATAGTAAAGCCAGCTACAGCCTTCAGCGGTTTTAATTTTGCTGGCGCTAAGCTTTATTTTTTCAGTGGTGCTCATTGAATTGAATTATACCAATTACCGATAAGAGATCTATCTTTTAAATGCATTTCTCCGAAATCTTTTGCGCCAAATGGGAGTTTGATTTCTATTTGATTGGAGTCGAAGTAATTCAGAAGCCTTTGCTTTGCGGATTCTGCTGCTATATTTCCAGCTGCATTATCGAAGCTGTCGTCATTAAATGCTATTATTATCTTTTTTGGATTGTAACCAATAAGGGAATATATAATTTTTGGAGAAAGATTCAAGCCAAAAGAGACTATAGAATTATTAATCCCATTCTCTCTTAACGCTAGCATGTCGCCAATGCTTTCGACAAGGATAATAAATTTAGAATTTTTGATGTCTTTAGAGTTTACTTTTAGCGGAAAAGCCCATTCTTTCTTGTCTCCGATTAGTTTCCACTTTGGTCTTCCTTCTAAGCTCATTTTAGATATATCTCTGCCGGCGAATCCGACTATCTCGTCCTTGCAGTTGAATATAGGAAAGACATATCTATTGAACATTTTTCCGGTAGAAGCAACGCCGCATTGGAATGGAAGAAGAGTCTGGCTAGAGATGCCTCTATTTTCCCAATAAGAATGATCTCGCGAAAGCTTTATAAGCAAAGACTTATCAAAAATAGTTGTTTGACTAGTAGTTACTTTTTGTTGATTCTCTTCAGATCGAGAAGTGTCGATTCCTTTTTCAGAAATCCACTTCTTTGCTTCGTCTATATTTTTAAGCTTAAGAGTTAGTCTTACAAGATCTTCAATAGAACCGCTGATGTTTTCTTTAAAGTCTACCCATTGCCCAGAATTTTTCCAAATTCTTAAAACGTTATCGTTACCGGAATCTCTATAAAGAGGCCTCGTTCTATACTCTCTTCCGTGATCAACAAGAGAGTAGCCAATGTCGGTCAATATCTGCCTTACGGATTCGCAGTCATTCATAATACTTCTCCATCGCCAGAGTCGTCTAGCTCGGGGCGCAATGACTTGGCAGATATAATATCTTCCAAAGTCCCAGTCTCTTCAACATTAAAATTGTTAATATTAAAACTTATGTAATTCGGCGCATATTTAATCTTTTTGCCCTCTTTGATTCTAACTAAATCGTGATGCCCAGCAGAGTCTTTTCCTTGGAAGCGGGTCGCTAGAGGAATCAGCTTATGAGAACCGAACTCTATTCCATCGTCAGCAATCTCTTCTACGCTCTTGCGCCTGAAAATAGCGACAAAAGATGCATACCATTGTAGCCGATCAGACTGAGAAATCGCGCTGCTGTCATCTACGCCGTTCTCTGCGCTTCTGTTAAGCTGGCAAGCTGTTAGAATCGGGACATTTAATTCCAAGCAAAGCTCTTTAAGAGCATTGACTTTGTCGCCAATTAATTGGTATTCTTGTTTGTTTTTATCAGATTCGCCTGTTAGCTTAATGTAATCATAAATAATAACGCATTGATTTCCGCGACCAACCTTTGAGAAATACCAGCGCTTGACAATAGACGCCACTTCCTCGATAGGCTTTCCAGCTACTTGAAGATGGTCTACTTGATTACTAAGGGCTTTGATTTTGTTTTTGCTTTCTTCAAATTTTTGGAAAAGATTAGCGTTCTTTTTCCAGTTACCTGTTTCTAAGTGCCAAACAGGAATGCCGGTAATAGAAGAAGCTATTCTGAACTTCATATCTATAGTAGACATTTCAGTGTCTAGAACAAGGGCTCGGCACCCTTTATTCATGCTTGTGACCTTAATGGCTAGGTCGTTCAATATGGTTGATTTGCCATGCTTAGGTCTGCTTACCCATGCATATATATTACCGGGACGAATGCCGCCGTAAAGACGATTAAAATTTGGATAAGGAGTAGCTAAGCCAGTATCTTGAATTGGATTGTTTCCGCGCTCTTCAATTATTTCTATTACATTAGCAGTAATATCTTCTGGCTTGTTATTCTCAGCAGCGTAAACGCAAATTTTGCTATTGTAGATCTTATCTGATTCGGTAATGATTTCTTCAATTTGTTTTTCTGCGCATGAATTAGCAAACTTTTTAATATCGTCTCCGGTCTGCTCTATCTCTCTTCTGATCCTGAGCTTAAGAAGTTCTTTAGATCCTTCAATTAAACCGGCCTGAGAGGTGGGCACAAGGCAAATGCTGTTGACATAATTAAAGATATCAATAGACTGGTCCTTAAATGTGATGCCAAGGTTCTTGCATTTTTGAGAAATCAATACCTTATCAATTTGCTCCCCTTTATTGAACGTCTCTTTAAAAACGCAAAAGATAGTATAATGAACCTCATTGATAAAATCACTGTCACTGATAAAAGATTCAACGTCGGCAAAAGAAGTTGGATGCCTAATTAATCCAGACAATACGTATTTTTCTACTTGGAGAGAATAAATGGCCATTAAAGATTGATATTAAATTTGTCTTTGAAAAACTGCTCTGACAAGTCTTTCACTTCGTTTTCATAAACTTCAACCAACTGAAACTCATTCAAAACCAGCCACTTTTCCTTAGCGACATCTCTCTTGATTGATTTCAAATAGTTCAGCCTAGAGTCTCCGTGAAAGAATTTATTGTAAGCGGAGTGCTGTTTGCCGTGAACTTCTACGGCTATTCTTAGGGTAGCGTTAACAATGTCTACTTTAAGTCTAGAACCAAATACGGGAAACTCTTCGTAAACAATATGATTCTTCCAGTACTTTTTAAGAAACTGCTTTGTATTAAACTGAACCTTAGACCGAGAAGCCGCCTCCCAATCAACTAAATACTGAGAGACGTTTTTGCTTACAGCTTTACCGTATATATTATACAGCTTCACTTCTTTAAGGCGCTAATGAACTTATTAAAGAGATATTTAGTAACGTCTTGGTGCTCCTCAAGGAAGTTCTTTAAATTAGCTTCTCCTTGATGCTGCTTAGGCATTTCAATGTTGTTCTCTGCCAATTCTTTAATAAGCTCGTCGGTAATAGTGATCCAAGCCCCCTTAGCGTGAGCGAACTCCCAAGCTAAAAGCTGGTCAACGATTTCATACTCAACCCAAACACTCGATCCGTTAGACCGCTCATATTTAATCGGGTAACGAACTTCTCTTCCGGACTTTTCATTGGGAGTCTTTTTGAAGATGATTTTGCACCAATGACCAACTGGATTGCCTTCTCCTTTAGCGTTAGCGTAGATAAGATCCTTATTCCAGCGCTGTTGGAACTCAAGAATCCAATCTGAATAATGCAAAGCAGCATTTCCTCCGCTTGCGTTAGTTACTTTCGGATCGCCTTTCTCGTATGGGTTTATCTTAATCGATGATCTGACTTGAGACACAAGGAAGCATATGTGGCCTCTGGAAGAGAAAGCCGCAGCCATTTTGCGAAGAAGATCAGATGTTAACAGGGCTGCTCCAGCCGTTTTATTTGCTTCCATAGCAGACTTGGCTAAATCATTCCTAGGAACCAGAGCGTCAAGACTGTCGATGATAAAGAAATAAATATTTCCATCATCATTATTTTTAATTAGCTCACGCATTGTGTCGGTGACAAATTCATAATCATTAGTAGGAATAACCCTCCACTTAGCCGGATCGGTGCTTACTCCAGATCTGGCAATCATGTTTTCGCTCAAACGTCCTTCAGACTTAATATAAATAATGCATCCTTTTTCTGGATGGGTTATTTGGAAATTGCGAGCAAACGCCAAAGCGTTGCTGGTTTTGCCTCCCTCTGTGATTCCTGAAGATCGGATGATTCCGGGATGGATGCCTCCGCTCATCTCAATATCTAATGTCAAGCTGCCGCTGCTAATAACATAATCAATATTATTATCAAAAGCGTAATGGTGGTCTTTGTTTCTATTTAGAATATTATCAAGAACCTTCAGCTTTCCTGATGATGTATCCGAGTCTGGAGTCTCTTGAATCTCTTTCTTTTGTCTTGCCATATTATGTCTTATTAAAAATATTTAAAAAATCTTTTACTGATGTAGGTTTTTTTACAATTTCCGTAGGAGGAGCTACTGGATTATCTTCTAGGATAATCTCCTGCTTTTCAAAAGAAAGAGACTGATATTTTTTGATATCATTGAGAAACTTTTTCCCATTTTCTCCCAAGAACCAAGTCAAGGATATAGTTTTGGTCCTACCATTTAAACTCATAAGCCAATCAAAACCATACTCTTTTATAAGCTTGGTAGCTACGCGCATTTCATTAGGCCAATTAATATTTTTTTTATCAATCAGAAATAAAGATATCACCTCTTGCTGCTGGCTTAATTTTCTTGGCTTGCTCGTTCGCGCAGTCATCGAGGACACTATGACTCGCAGCTACGATTTGTCAAGGAGAGACGCGTCATGGGCGACCATTTTTTTGACTAGCCCTTTAAAATCAACTTTTGGAGACCACCCAAGCTCTTGCCTGGCAGGGGTAGAGTCGCCCATGAGAAGCTCGACCTCGGCTGGGCGATAAAATTTTTTATTTATTTTAATTAAAACAGAAGAAATTGGATCTTTGGAAATGGCATATTTTGTAGAAACGCTATACTCTTCGTTAACATTAGAGCCATGCCAAACACCATCTATGCCTGCTTCGTTAAATGCGATTTCAATAAATTCTCTAATGGAGTGAGTTTCGTCGCTAGAAAGAACATAATCTTTTGGGGTCGTTTGGTTTAGCATCTTCCACACGCCATCGACAAAGTCTTCGGAGTCAGACCAATCTCTTTTAGCGTCTAAATTACCTAATTCAATTGGATCAAAAGACATGCCATTCTTTATAGCGTGATATATTTTTGCTACTCCTTTGGTAATTTTTCTAGTTACAAACTCTTCTCCGCGCTTAGTTCCTTCATGATTAAATAGAATGCCATGAATAGCATAGAGATTATAAGACTCTCTGTAAACTTTAACAAGGTGCCTGCAAGCTGCCTTAGATGCTCCGTATGGGCTCCTTGGTCTGATAGGGTGGTTTATGTCTTGAGGTATAGTGGCGACATCTCCAAACTCCTCGCTAGAACCAGCAGAGTAGAATCTGCAATTTGGCTTAAATCTTCTAATAGCTTCAAGACATCTAGCAACTCCAGTAGCATTAATATCGAATGTTTGCAACGGGATAGTCCAGCTGCACCCAACAAAAGATTGAGCGCCAAAATTAATAAAATAATCAGGTTGAATTTCTCTTACTAAATTGTCGATACTCACGCTATCGGAAAGATCTCCGTACACCAAATTAAATCTAGGATTACTTATAAATCCGTTGCAATTTACAAAATTTGGATTAGAGCTTCTCCTGATCATCCCATAAATTTCAGCGGCAGTATTTTTTAGCAAATACTCGACCATATTAGCTCCGTCTTGACCGAGAACGCCAGTGACAATGATTTTCATTAGATGTCAATTTTGCCGATAACGATATCCTTCAGCATGACCCAATCAGCAGCTTTAGCCCAAAGTGGATTCTTAAAAGCCGCTGGCTTATTCTTCTCAATAAAAAAATGCCCACTCCATGCGAATGGATATACTACAAAAGGAAGGGCCGCAAACATCGGCAAGAAAAATAAAGATTTACAAAATACCAAATAAACACATGCGATAAAATAAATAACAGTAACCAATTGGCCAAGCACATGAAGTCTTCTGTTCCACTTATTCTTATGGAGAGTCAAATACATTATATAATATTCTTGGAATGTCATAAATTAATTTTAAGCAAATCGCTTGATGAATATATTTTAGGCAAATCCAATACAATTTCAAAAATATTATTAGCTTTGCAAGTTTCAGATTCTGCGGATACAAGATTTCCTTGTTTCCTGTCTCCACTATTAAAAAAATACATTTTACACTTAGGAAAAATTTCTCTGATCTTAATTAAAGTGGCGCATTGAGTTTTGTCTTGATCGGCAGAAATCATAGCAAGGTCAACTGACTTTAGGCTAGAAACAATCTTTCTTCTATGATCTTCATCCATGAAAGGTTTGCTTCCCTTCAAAGAAACCTGCAAGTCACTATTAACTACAGCTATTAAAAAAGCACAATTCTTTTTTGAGGCATCAATGTATTCTATGTGTCCATAATGAATTGGATTAAAATATCCAGATACAATTCCAATAGTAAAATCATCTAGAAGATATTTCATGGGAATTATTGAAGATTGTGTGAGCTCCATTGTAATCAAAATCAAATTCTAAAATACTATCAATGAAAATATTAGATATTTTTTTCTTTACAATAGGATCGCATAGAACCAAAACAAAGCCGCAACCTCCTGCCCCAAGCAATTTGGCTCCATAAGCTCCAGCTGCCATACATGTAGATATTATAGAATCTACAGATTTAGTAGAAACATGAGCTGAGATTCTAGACTTTTCAAGCCAAGCGTCATGCATAAGAGCTCCCATAGACTTGATGTCTTCGGAAAGCAAATGACCGTAAGCTTCATAAGCCAATTTTAATATTGAAGTTTTGTCTTTATTTTCATGAGATTTGGCTACGCTATCAGATGCTCTTTGTTCGTTAGAGTAGATAAGGACCATTGAATCAAGGAGGTGGTCTCTGAATTCGTTAGTTATCGATAAAGGCTTAACAAAAAAGTCTCCATTCTTTTTTATTTCTATTGTATTTAATCCTCCATAAGCAGCCCATATTTGATCTTGTATACCACCGCTTTCTTTAAGAATATTTCTTTCTATCTCTATGGCGTCTTTTGCTATTTGATTTTTAGATATTTTTTTACCTAAAAAAGTTCTTAGCAAATGACTCATTCCAACGCAATACGAAGAAGAGCCGCCAAGTCCAGTTCTTGATGGAATATCTGAAAAAGAAATAAACTCAATTGATTCATTGATTCCAAAATATTTTAATGTTTCTCTAATTAAAGGATTTTCTATATCTCGCAAGTTTTCGACTCGTTCAAATTTAGAATAACTTACTGTGCTCGCTTCTGATAAAATCTTAGGTTTATTTCTAATAGAGAGGTAAGCGTACTTATTAATAGTGCATCCAAATATAAAAGATCCATGCTGACTATAAAAATCAGCATAATCAGTAGATCCGCCAAAAAATGAAACTCTAAATGGAGACTTTACTAAAATCATGAGGGCAAATCATTAATAATAGAAGTTAGCTCAATAATATACTCCTTTGAAAGCTCGGGGTAGTTTCCAATATACCAACCGAAATTATGGCAATGATCGGTGACTGGAAAATTAAGGTAACTATTTCCAAAAAGCTTTCTAAGGTACGGTTGGCGCAATTGATTGCCTCCGCCGGATAAACCGCGTCTGAACTCAATACCCGCATTGCGCAATGATGTTTCTACATTAATCCTCAAAGCCCAATCAGGCTTTTTAAGGATTAGAGTCAAAGCATAATTAGAATTACCTCGTCTATCAAAATCAACATAAAACTTCTCAGGATTTAAATTATTCAAAAAGATATCTAGATTTTCTGCTCTAATTTTATTGTGTTTATCTAAATTAGGAAGTTGATTCAAAGCTAGCACAGCGTTGATTTCTGTTGATCTAAAATTGTGGGCAGCTTCCAAGAAAACAAAGTCCTTATTTAAATCTGGATTTTCATTAAGAACTTTCTTCTTTAGGTTTTCATCAGTAGTCTCTCTCAGCATTCCGTGAGATCGGAAAGCTCTAATTAATTGATATATATCATGATCATCTGTGCAGATCATCCCGCCTTCAATAGAGGTCATGTGGTGAGCGTAATAAAATGAAAAATTAGAAATATCTCCGAATGTACCGACCTTTTTTCCATTAAATGTAGCGCCATGAGACTCGCAGACGTCTTCGATTAGAAGAATATTTTTTTCCTTGCAGATCTGGATAAGTTCATCAGAAAGCCCATTGTATCCAAGAATATGAATCAATAAAATAGCTTTAGTTCTGCTGGTAATCTTGCGCTTGATGTCTTCGATATCTAATGCTAGATTGTTAAGTTTAATGTCGCAAAATACTGGAGTGAAATCATTATGAAGGACTGCCGCTACATCAGAAACCCAGGCCATCGGAGGAACAATAACTTCCCCGCCCTGAGGAAACTTATGCTTAAGATATAGCAAAGACAACTCATTGGCTGCGCTGCCAGAGTTTACCATTACGTTGTACTTAGTTCCCAACCATTCGCCCCACTTAGTCTCGAACTCTTTAACCTTAGATGAGTTGGTTAAAATTGGTAAAGGATCTTGAGATAAAAAGTCAATGATTGAATTCGCGTCTGATCGCGAAATGTTATTATGCATTAATGGCCACTTCATAATATTTTTATACTAGATTAAACAAGAAAGAGCAAATTTTATTACTGTCAGGAGGAAGATTATCTTTGCTAGGATCAAATCCAGCAATTTTTTCTTCTATTGTTAAAACTCTTACAGGCTTTCCAGAAGCAAGCATTAGCTCATAAGCAATTTGCTTGGCTATTCCATTCGGGTAATCGTCGTCTAAAACTACTCCTCCATATTTAGAGTTCTTTAGGTTTTCAATAGCTTCTTCTGAAATTCTTAACGGTTTTATCCACAGCTGATGAAAAACAGAAACACTAAGTCCTTTATTGTTTAAATGTTTGGCTGCTTTATCAGCTTCAAATCTGGTTATGGAAAATGGAAATAAAACAAAATCTGGATTTTTTATATTTATATCAAAAAGCTCATCTGCATTAGAATAACTTTTTCTGTGTTCAGAAACATATAGAGGATCATCATGTTCCATAAAATCTTTATACACGCTCAAATATTCATTGGGGGTCATCGGAGAGGCGATTCTAATTCCGGGCATTCTGTAGACAAGGCCATGATGAGAAGATCCTGCCACTGGACCTATTCCGCCTTCCATTGCTATAGATCTAATAAAAATAGGACATGGTATGCCCCAAAGATCTTTAGATTTGGCTGCGTAATTAGCAATAATTGAAGCGTTAAACCATTGAAACCCTTGATATCTTACGACGTATATTGGTCTGGTTCCTACAAGAGCGGCACCTGTAATTACG